TTGTGATGGTGGCTAAGAGTATAGCTTCACCGTTTTCTGACAGAGCATACTCTTGGTATAGCTCATAGGTTTGACTACCAATGATTTGGTAGATGCGATCTTTATCTAAGGGCAAATCGTCCCAATCGATTTCATCGCTAAGTTCTACTTCTTTAGCTAATTCAATAATTTCTGCTAGGGTAAATTTCATATAGTATTACCTTTTATATTATTTGTTAAGGTCTGCTATTGAAGCTGTCGTATCTGTTGTTGGGCGACCTGCTTTGCGTGCTGCTCCCCAGGCTGCATAAGATGCGCCGTCTGCTTGCTGGCTAACTCCCCGCTCAATCTGTTGTATCTTTCCGCCGCTGGCTAAGAATTCTTTCATAGCATTATTGATAATTTCGTCTGCTTCACGTTTTTCAATTGCTCGATTTTCTGCGGCGGTTAGTTGTTCTTCTACATTATAATTTTGTATTATTGACATACTGTTTCCTTGTTGTTATGGTCCGGCGTGAGGGAATCGAACCCCCAACTAGGGAGTAGAAATCCCCTGTTATATCCATTTAACTAACACCGGAGTGTCTGGTGCGACTGGGCGGGGTCGAACCGCCATGCCCTGCGGCGTCAGATTTTAAGTCTGATGAGTATACCAGTTTCTCCACAGTCGCTTGGTGGGCCGCCAGGGTTATGATCCCTGCCTTCTGCGTTATGAGCACAGTACTCTCGCCGAGTGAGTTATCGGCCCTACTTAATCTTGGCGGAGAGTATAGGATTCGAACCTATGCTCCCATTACTGGGAGGACGGCTTAGCAAGCCGCTGCCTTCGACCACTCGGCCAACTCTCCTAATTTCTTACTATACAACTATTATAACACCGTTTGCCGACAGTGTCAAGTATTTGGCGGAAGTTAATCGCATCGAACGATTTACCATTCCTGGTAACTACAGTTTTCAAGACTGTGTGAGGAGCCGACCTCAGTAACTTCCATGTTAGTGTTAGGTATTCATGTGTCAGGAACCTAACAAACCCCGTGAGCGCAGCCCATCCTCTTTTCGCGTCAGCGGAACCAGAATTGTCTCTTAACGAGATTGAGGTCTGGTCTTTATATGGACGGTTTGCCGGTCTCTCCTAACCTCGAATACATAATGTACCGGCTTTCTTCCAAACTTGGTGCCACCTCCTGGACTTGAACCAGGCACACCATGTGCTTCAAACATGTGCTCTACCAGATGAGCTAAGGTGGCATTCTAAACTAAATCTAAATAGTGCATTAGCTTGTGTTTGACCATTAGGTTTGGAACACGGAATTTCTCTGTATCTCTAAACCCAATCATTTGTCCTACTTCTGCTACTGCTCCACTACGTGCTACACCCATGTGGCAGTGTACCACTACGTTCATACTCTGTTCCCATGCTTCTTTTAATGCGTTAGCAATACCTTTAGCATCTTCATTGGTAATGGCTGCCGCATAGTAAAACTTTTCGCTATCGCTTTCTTCTACATCTAAGAAGTAGAACTGGCGTACAGTGTGGAAGTCATACTTAGGTGTTGGGAATTCTGTACCAGGATCTACAATCTGTATTAGCATACTGTTGAAACCTGGGTCGTAGTGATATCCTTTACGCACATCATCAAGACTAATATTTTCAATCCATGGTTTCATCATCGTATTCATCCTTATAATATTCCGGGTGTTTGGCACGTACAATAAGATGATTACCCATTGCACTACCACAACTAAACTGATCACCCTCTTTGAACTTTCTGCCGTTAAGTTTGAACGGCTTTAGAACTCTATCTCCATTCCACCAACTGCGTTGAATCTCAATATAACCCAACTCGCCTAACTGCTCACGCAACTTAGCAAACTCCGGATGGTCTTCTGAGTGTGTAGTTGAACACACACCTTTACCTTGAATAATTAAAATAAGTTCTTCATTAGTTGGTACGCGACCATTCTGTGTATAAGTGTTCCATTCTTTGCGAATTGTTACATCTGTTAAGTACTCTGAGTCAATGGTAAAGTCCATTATTCTTGTCCTCGCTTTCTTAGTTCATCTATTAGGCCATTATAGGCCAAGGTTTCTTCTTGCCCCAATGCTTCTAACATATTAACGCAACTTATGATGTGTGCTGTTTCCATGTCTCTGATCAACAATATCTTACGGTCTTTGGTTAACCATGTCATACGATGCTGTCTGCGATAATTCTTAAAGTCCGCATTATTTGGCGTGCTTAATATGTCCCATGCTAATTGTTCTTCATCATTCATAAGCGTATTATACAGTCATTTGGTTGACTTGTCAAGTGGGGTGTCTAACGGGGTTCGAACCCGTGATGAAGGAATCACAATCCTTAGTGTTGCCGCTACACTATAGACACCATTGGAGCGGATAACGAGATTCGAACTCGTGACTCATGCTTGGCAAGCACGTGCGTTTCCTGCTACGCTATATCCGCATTTTAATCTTACTGCTCAGTAATATTTGAACTGATTTAGCCGGGTTTGACGGCAAATATTACTGCTCAGTAACATTTTATTTGGAGCCCCCAGAAGGATTCGAACCTCCGACACTAACGTTCGTAGCGTTATGCTCTAGTCCAGACTGAGCTATGGGGGCGTGGTAGAGATGGTAGGATTTGAACCTACGGTAGCTTGCGTATGAAGCAAGTGCATTAGGCCACTATGCTACATCTCTATAATTGGAGCAACGGGTCGGATTTGAACCGACGTACAAAGGATTTGCAGTCCTTGCCATTAGGCCACTCTGGTACCGTTGCATTTTATATATTAAAGTGTACAGTATCCTGTACAATTTTGGGGTATTTTGTACATTATACTGTACAAATTATGTTTGGCTCCGGTGCACGGATTCGAACCGCGTCTTGTGGTTTTGGAGACCATCGTGCTAGCCGTTAACACTACACCGGAATAGATTGGTGGTTATCCCACCGGAAGACCGAAGCCTTGAGCGTCCTCAAGTTTTAGCTGTAAATCCAGCTTACCATGTTGCGCATTGTTAAGAGGCGTGGCCGATACTGTTTAAATTTGTTAGTCGTTGACTACACTTAATTCACCAACAGACATATCCTAAGATATGTTGCTACAGACATCGGGTACACTATAGAAGGATTAAGTATAATCTATAGTCACATAACGGTTACTGTACACACACTAACAAAACTGGCAGGGGTATCAAGACTCGAACTTGAAACGACACAGTCAAAGTGTGTTGTGTTGCCAATTACACCATACCCCAATTAAACTTATGCTGCTATAATTTCTTTTAAACGATCAGCCGCATAACTAGCTGCCCAGGCGTTTGGTTTAACCATTGGAATAACGTTACATGTTCCGCGGATATAACCAATAGCCTGTTGTACTACACAGCTTGAGCCATGTAGTTCGTTTGGGTTAATGTCCAAATGTACAGCAACTTCACGGTCTTCTAATACTTCGTGTAGCTTTAAGTACAGTTCACTAATTTTGTAGACTTCGTTCATTAGGCGCATACTTGGGCGACTACGTTTTTGATCGTAGTCCACTTCAGTACTACTTTCACCAAAGATCTTACAGCCATGTTTCCCATCAATGTGTACTACAATAGCCAAGGTATATTCAGCATGCCATTGTCCGTTCTTACGGAAACGTCGACTGTCACCACCAATGTAGACTTTGGTTTCTAGACTTTGTGCTTGAATAAAGTCACGCACTTGGTTTATGTCTAGTTTTTTCATAGTATTCACCTTTGATTGAAAAGAACAACTTAATTGGTAGTCCGTAGTGGGATTGAACCACTGACCTTGGCGTTATCAACACCCTGCTCTACCGCTGAGCTAACAGACTATTTAAAATGGCTCCGAAGGGTGGGATCGAACCACCGACCAAAAGATTAACAGTCTTCTGCGCTACCGCTACGCTACTTCGGAATAAACTTGGTGGACAGTAAAAGGATTGAACTTTTGACCTTGGCCTTGTAAGGGCCCTGCTCTACCGCTGAGCTAACCGTCCTATTGTATGGTGGAGGTGACAAGGATCGAACTTGCGACATCATGCTTGCAAAGCATGCGCTCTCCCAACTGAGCTACACCCCCGTGTAAGGACTAGCTACCAGCACCACCTGGCCCTAGATTGAGTAGTTACCCTGTCCGCCTGTTTGCTTTGTGGTTAAAAACAGTAAAACACCCACGATACTTTCAAGGCTCCCGGCAATGGGACTTGTGGTATGGTCTAGACCATCGTGTGTACCCTGCCGTTATGGTATTGGCAATAACCCACTTTCGATAAAGCGCAAAGTGTAAAGCTAGTGTTTGGAGCGGGATAAGGGAATCGAACCCTCGTCATCAGCTTGGAAGGCTGTCATAATACCATTATACTAATCCCGCATTTGGTGCCCCCGGAGAGACTCGAACTCTCAAGCCTTTCGGCACTGGCTTCTAAGACCAGCGTGTATACCAATTCCACCACAGAGGCATGTTTGGTACTCCCAACGAGATTCGAACTCGTGTTACCTGCGTGAAAGGCGGGTGTCCTAGGCCTCTAGACGATGGGAGCCTAAACTGGTGCCGGATGTCGGAATCGAACTGACGACCTTCGCATTACAAGTGCGCTGCTCTACCAACTGAGCTAATCCGGCATTACTGGTTGCGGAGGACAGATTCGAACTGCCGATCTTCGGGTTATGAGCCCGACGGGTTGCCACTTCCCCACCCCGCTATTAACTATACAACTATTATATATTCTATATTGTTAGTTGTCAACATCTTTTTGGCGGTCTGTACGGGATTCGAACCCGTGATCTCCTACGTGACAGGCAGGCGAAGTAGGCCAACTATTCTAACAGACCATTACTGGTGGAACGATAGGGACTTGAACCCTAAACCTCGACGTTAAAAGCATCTTGCTCTACCAATTGAGCTATCATTCCGTTATATGGTGGAGGCGGTTGGACTTGAACCAACAATGCCAGGGGCGGCGGATTTACAGTCCGCTGGGGTTACCAATTTTCCTACACCTCCATAAACTTGGTCTCAGTGGTTGGATTCGAACCAACGATCTCATGCTCCCAAAGCACGCATAATAG